CTTCCCCTTCCTCCTGCTCAGCGCGAATCTTTGCCAACACTGCTTCCCGCAGGTTGCTAGCCCCGACCGTCAGCGACGATCGATAGGGCCCTTGCAAACGAAGGAAGAAACCAATCCCCGCTTGACCTTGGGAGATCGCAACTCTCAGTGCCCTAACCCATTGGGGCCGAAGGGCTCTAATCGCTGCCAACCTCCGTTGTCGGCTACACGGAAATCCCGGTCCTCCAAATTCGCGTGGCAAGAACGGATCTAGACCGTACTTGCGGAATTCACTGAACTCCGCACTGAAAGTCTTCTCACAGATGTATTCAACACCTGGTGCGTAAGGGATAGACGGCCCTGCAAGGAACTTAGGCATTGCCTGGGATTCACCCCGTTCCACTTTGGGACACCCGTCCAATACTGCCACCGAGATGGCATCGTGCCATTCGAGCTTTCGTACGTCATCTAGAAGAACCAAACGCTCAACAAGCGTGCCACCCTTTAACGACTCAACATCCTTCAGATCATTGATCTGTCCGTTGTGCGTACGTAGCCTCTTGTCAAATTCTCTAGAGCCTTGCTCCGATGATGCAAACAAAGCATCATCCCCGACAACCCGTGCCCACACAGGTTTTGCCGCTAGCACACACCACAAGGTGTACAAGCAAAGGACTGGCCATGTTGGGCCCCGGCCCATTGCCGGTTGTCCTTTTGTCAGGAAAGAAAACCTACTGCCGTCAGGGAATTTCCCTTCTACCCGCACCGGACGGGCAAAGAACAGTAAGGTGCGCCCAAAGACCGAGTCTACTGGTATGCCCAATCCAATAAGCAGACCCCGAAGGATCCCTCGATGATCAGCACCAGTTATCTGGTCTGAGGCCCGAACCAAGTCGACCGACCGGATTACATGACCCTCTGGCGTCTGCAAGCCCGCAGGCGAGACATCCTTGGGTTCCTGCATCGGATCAACTCGTGGGTCCTGCCGGAGCAGACCCAGAAGCCAGCTGTTAAATAGTGATCCAACGAAAGCCACTAAATCCTCGTTAGGTGTCACGAGGCGGACTTTCTCAGATTTCTCCAGGATCACTGCACAGCCAACTCGATCGGGTTGGTCTGGTTTGTCCACGAGTCCACACAGCACCGCGCCTACACTGGCTGCAATCGCGAGACAGTGGGGGCGCTGTAAGTCA